CACTAGAGTCAAAAGAATATACGCTCCTTCCTGCCGTTAAATCGTTATATATAAATTCGCAAGCTATATTAAAATCAACACCCAACATGCTGTCGTCAAACCCAATTGCTTCTCCATACGTCACCCCATCGCCTAGCAATGTCAACGCTTGCACCGCTTCTCGTCCGGACTCTGTACCGGTGTTTCCTACTTTGTCTAGTAAAATACCGTCTATTACGGCTTTAGAATACTGCTCTAAACCGCAGTTCTTTTTTAAATTTGAGTATAAACCCCCTAATAATCTTTGTTTCGTTATTCTTAATCCTAATCCTAATCTTGGCATAATTACCCCCTTCTACTTGTGGGCTACAATTTTACCGCTACCCCATGTGATGGTAGAGAATACGCCATAAACTGTCTGACCAGCTACCAAAGTTAAAGGCTCTGGACTATCCGCGCCTACCCATGTTGATTCTACTGTTATATCTGAATCCTCTAATGCCACTATGATATTGTATGGTCCGCTAGTAAGCGCACCTGCCGCTTTTAACAATGATCCGTTTGTTCCGAACTCTTTAGACATATGTTCCTCCTTATAAAATAAAAACGCCCTAACTAATATTAAGTTGGGCGTCTAATTGGTTTATCAGACTAAATCTCTTTATGGAAATACTCTTCCATTTTAGCTTGTACCTTTAAGTCTGCTTCGATACTCTTCTGATATACTAAATAATAACTCATAGGCATCTTTGCAACTTTACCCACTGGGAATAATAACGGTTTACCTCTAATAGCAGCCCAAAACGTTTTAACCTTCGGGTTTTGCTTGTCAATAGGAATAACTACGCTAACAATTTCTTCTCCAAATGGATTGGTAGTCGATACAGGTTGTTCGCCATTAACTGCAACGTTCCCTAATGGGTTTACGTCAGTTGTTGCTCCTGTGTAACTGTCTAATAACTCTTTTAACTTCGCTTCACCCATTAGATTCCATCCTTTAGGTAAATCAACGTCGTTTTCTTCTGAATACTTCATTAATGCTTCTTGTAATGCTTCTTGTAATGCTTCTTTATTCATATATTCCTCCTAGGAAGAAGGGAACCCGAAGGCCCCTTCGAATATTATACTTTTGCTACTTCGATTCTAATTACCGCTTTCTGTTCTAGGATCTTAGCAACATACAACGACTTCCAACCTACTGTAGAGAATAATTCTAAAGCAGAACCTGCGTCTTTACCATCATGAATAATAATATCAGGTTTAGCTTGTCCGCCTACATCTACATTACCAAAGGCATCTCTACCTAATACGATAATTGCATAAACGTCGATTGCATCCGCTCCTACTAAATTATTAGGCGCTAAATTTGAATCTTGGAAGTAAACACCGTCTAACTCTCCGACGATTCCTTCTTTAATCATTTCAGGTGTTACATATTTGTTAGCATCTTTCCATTCTGTGAAGTTCTTAATTTGTGTCATAATCTCAGGTGGAGTTAATGCAACAAAACCGTCTCTACCGTTAGGCATCTTGATCTTTTTAACGTTGTTTCTCTTGGTGAACTCAGTAACTTCGTTTAACATAGCATAAGTGAACACGTCACCTGCTGCTACCGTTACTGTAGATACTGCTGTACCACCGTAAAATACATTAGTTCCTGCCGCTACAACATCCATTGCAACTGAGTCTAATGTTAAACCAGCGTGCTCTCCAAACATTTCAACAGCTTCAGAAACGTTTTGATCAATACCATTCATATCTAATCTATCTGAAATCTTTGTGAATGTACCATACTGCGCTACTGATGCAGTGAGTTTATTTACTGTGTAATCAACGTCAGATGGATCAACACCCTCTGTGATTGGAGTTTTAGTTAATGCTGGCATGATGAAAGTTCTCCAAGAAGTTGTTTCACCTTCGTTTTTAGGAACCGGAGCCTTCTTACCATACTTCATCAATTCGACCGAATCTCTTAACTCTTTAAGCAATGTACGTTGGTAATATTCATTTTGTTCGGCTGTTATCGTACTATATTTATTCATTTGTCACTCCTTTATCGTTTAAAGGATTTCTTGTAAGTTCCATTTTTAACTTGTTCTTGGATTGCTTCAAACTTAGCATCTGACATATTCGAGAAGCTTTCTGTTTGTTTTTCTCCCGTTGAAGTCACAGAACCCATACTAGAATCCTTTTTATTTTGGAGTTTCTTCAGCACATCTTGCTCAGTATCGCCTTTGACAGTATCAAACATCTGCTCCATTAAAGCGTATTTCAATGGTAAACCTTTATTCACCTTGTCCCAGGTTCTCTGTTCGACGTTTTCTGCTGTAAGATCTCCGTATCCTTTGTCTTTATACCAATCGATAGCATCAGCGTTATTTTCAGAATCAATGTTTTCCTTTTGTGCTTCTAACGTAGCTTTTTCTTTAGCTGAAGCATCTGCTCTTAATGATCTCTGTCCTTTAACGTGTTCCATCGCTCTTTCTTCTGTCATACCTTCTTTAACTAGCTTGTCTACCTCTAGGGCAGTTTCATAAGTTTCGAAGTTTTCATAACCAGCATCTTTTAAAAATTTATTCATAAACTTTCTTTGTGCTGAATTCTCCAACTCGTTAACTCTAGCTTCTGCTTTAGTCATCCTATCGTGAGTAGGTTTATAGTTAGTGCGCATTTGTGCAGCTTCTATAACATCATCAAACGATTTGAATTGACTTTCTTCTGGTAACTTTCCGCCTTTATATACTGCCTTTTCATTGATCGCACTCAAGAAATCAGTATAATCAGGTGTTGTGTCCTCTTGTGTATCCGTTTGCGATTCGTCTACATTCGATTCTACGTTTTCTGTTGACTCTGCGTTTTCAACTGGTGTGTCTACTTGCGCTTCGTCATCTTCAGCGAAAAACTGAAGGTTAATCGGTTTATTCATGTGTTCCTCCTACGGACTGGTCTGTCCTATGATTCAATTTTACTATATATCCGAACGAAATGCAAACATGTACATTAAACGTTCGTGTTTATACTTCTTGTTCTATATCGGTATTGCATCTGTTACAGTGAATCTTAACCGTTTTCTTCTCTAGTGGTGCTGTGTTTTCTTTAATAACCTTCAACACTTTACCACATATAGGACACTTAATCTCTCTCATTTCTCCCTCCTAGTTAAGTTTAACAGGCTTTCCTTTCACACTCTTTAAAGGATTGTTAAGATCGTTACCTGCATGCGCTCCACAATCGCTATTTATACAAGCGAACTCTTGAACACAAAATACATCTGTTGAACCTGAGTCACTTGTGATTTTACTGTCTACTATTCTCATGTCACATTGACAATATTCGCATTTCATTATGCTACTCCTTTCATTTGTGCTATCATTTGTTGTTGTTGTTCAGGTGGCATAGCGTCATATTGTGCCTTTTCTTCAGGTCCTAATGCAGCTAATATAGTTTCTAGTTCTTCGTCAACTTCAGGCTCCGTTCTAGCATCTATCAAACCTTGTTTATTAGGAATAGTGTCTCCAATTCTCTCTAACAACTCAATGAACGTGATTCTATCCTCTTGTAACCACTTATCTAATAAATTAAATACAATGATCTCACTATATTGGCTTGACGCTCCTACGTCTAACGATACAGAGAATTTAACATCTTCGTAATCGGTACCGGTAAACAAGGCAGATTTGCTTTTTCCTTCGAACAAATCAGATTTACTTGTATCCTCTTTAGCTTCTGCTTCTAACAATCTTTGCATATCATATTTGTTTTGATAGAAATCACAGTAAACCAAATAAGTATCTTTCTTGTATTGTTTATAACGTCTAGCTATTGATGCAATAGGAACGCTCGCTTGCGCTTGATTAGCTAACAACGCAGAAGTATTCTCAGGCTTAACTTCACCTAAAGCTGTTTCTGTCGCTCCTGCCATTTCCTTAGTCCACGCTATAAGATTCTCTAACATTCTCCAAACATCGAAGCTCATTGTTGCTGGTGCTTCATACTTAAACGCATCGTTTACAGATCCTTTAACTCCAAATGCTGCGCTAGGTCTACCGGAAGGTAATCCCATTAAATCTTTATTATATATCATGATAGGGTGTGCACCTTTGGTAATACTAATCAAAGCATTAACTAACATTTTGTTAATAGCGTATTGATTATACTTCATAGATGTTATCTCAGACAATCCATAACCGGATTCTTCAAGTTCCATCCATTCCATGTTGACCAACGGGTATCTGTTAAGATCAGTGTTAAAAGGTAGTTTAACCACTAATCCAGGCACTACTATAACGCCCCATATCTTGCCACTTTCTCTCCAATACTTAGCGTAACCCCAAAGGTTCTCTGAACCATTTAACTCATACTGCGCTTCGTCAAACCCTGCTTGACTTACATCTTTATCAGCTGCTATTAGTTTTATTTCTTCAGCTGTTCTGCCTTGTTCTTCTGCAAATTGTTTCCACCATGCTAATGTCTTTCTCATTGCTATGATGTTATAATCTTGATTCTGAACTGATGGATTGTTAACATCTGATGGATACCAGTTGATAGAATGTACTTTCTCAGGTTTAAAGTCTCCTTGTTCTAGTACGTCGTTACCATTTTCTATACTTTCGTCCCAAAAGTAATGTACCAATCCTTTACCAGCTACGTTAGATCGTTTCAACATTCTTTCGTCAACACTATTTGCATCGAGTCTCTTGTCGGTTTCCTTTGCTAACTTAGTGAATAACTCTGACCCTCTACGGTACAAATCAGCTTTATCAGAGTTCTCTTTAATTCCCTTAA